ACTGCCGCCACTGCCGCTACTTCAGCGACCGTGGCGTCAGTACCGGTGGCGACCACCACGGTTGATGCGACTACGGTCGTGACCGCGGTGGCCGCTGTCGTCGCGGCTCCTGCGACGGTGTCTGTCGGGACTTCAATGGTTGAGGAGGTGATTCCTCCCGTTGTAGCCCCCCAGCCCGCAAATGTCGCTCGAGTCGTAGCCGTCCCCGGTGAGAATCAGCTCCTGGAGGATGATGAGCCGGAATACGGTCACTTGTCGCCTGCCGGTCAGGGGTGCGTTGTGCTCTTTACGTTTTTGATGGCTTTTGCCTCGAACGTTTGGGCCATCGCCAAGACCGCCCGATTCGTGATTGACGAGTTCTTTGAGGGCCCGTTGGTGAGTCTTTCTCCCAAGGCCTTGTGGGATAAGCAGGACGTGCTCAGTTACGCCGCTGCCCAAACTCGTTCTTACCGTTACCGGTATTTCCGCCGCATCATAAGCGGCATCGAGCCGTTCTTTCGTTGGTCATCATTAGCCATGTTGACCATGATGGGTACGTTGCTCGTTGAGGTGTTGAGCGTTCGTGAGCTCCACCTGGTCACCTGTGTGGTGATCGTCGTTCTGTACGGTTGTCGTCGTGCGCATGCCCGGTTTCCGACACTCTTCACCGCTAAAGCGGATGAGTTGTTGGCCGCGCATTACATCCACGATGCTGACACTCGCGATACGTTTGAGCGCGAAGCGTTGCCCGAAAATGAAGAGGGTCCCGCGCCGCGCATCGCTGTGTGTCCAACCGCGCTAGGACGGAGACTGGCCCTAGAGCTGCACCTCAAGCGAGGTTGCATGTCGCGCTCCGCTGCGAACGATGCCGTTGCGCGTCGTGAGCTGCTGGGGATCGCCCGCGACATTGCGGCCGAGCAATCGGTTCGCAAGCTCGACCTGGTTAATGGTATTGAGTACGCCATGTATTTCTACCATGTTCCGACTGACCATGATGTGAACGTTGCTCGTTTGCAGGAGTCGGAGCTCGCGCAGGCCATCATCAAGATGTGCCCGCGTGGGCCCAGCTAGGGGGGTATAGTGCGAAGGCCAGGTTTGACCACGGTGACGAAGGTTCCGGTGAGCGTACAGCAGAAGATACTGCTTGCTCCGCGGGTTACCAGCCAGGGGATGCAAAACCCTGATGCGGAACCCAACCTAACTCGTCCAGGCAAACCCTTGTTGGTGGCTAAGCACAAACCCGGGCTAGAAAAGCCGCGCCAATACTTTACAGTGAATGAGTTAATGGGCGCGCCGCAGTTTGGGGTCATCAATAATGACTACCATTCTACGTATCGGGCAATCATGGAGAGAGTGTTCTTCGTGAAGGAGGGGGATGAGTACAAATTCCCCCCTCGCCCAAAAGAGAAGGCGTTCGCGAAGTGCAAAGAGTTTTTCCGGCGCGTCGTTGATCAGTGTGCTAAGACCGCTCCTGTGGATGAAGAGACCGTTGTCTCCTACTACGTGGGCCGCAAGCGACTGTGTTACGAGCGTGCACGAGTCTCCCTCGACCTTGCAAGGATAAGCAAGTACTCTGAGGTTCCCGCGTTCGTCAAGTTCGAGAAGTACAACTACACACTGAAACCCGATCCAGT